CCTCGTCACGGCCAACGTAGGCCCAGCCCCAGTCTTCGCTGATCTCAGCCATCGCTGGGCAGTAGCCCCTGTAGGCAGAGCTGGTGAACCGCTGCCAGAGGTCGTCAGCCATCAGCTGCGTGAACTCCTTGAACTTAGCGAAGAGCTCTGGACCGAGGTCCATGACCCAGTCGGTCTGCCAAGGCCTGTCGGGGGGTGTTATTGATTTGATCTGCATTGGTTTCGTCTCCTGTGCAACCCCTGTATGCTCCGGCTGTGACGCAGAAGCATACAGGAAGATGATGAATGTTGTTATTGGACCTTCTTGACGATGTACACCGTCGAAACTCGAAGGCTGTTGTTGATGGACCAGTCCTTGACCTCACCCCCCTGCAGGGCGGCTACGTGGAGGCGGCAGTCCAGCAGGTACTCGTTGCCATCGTTGAACACTCCTGGAAAGCGACGTGGATGATGGGTCGTGATGTTCTTCAGAACGTCGCAGTGTGGCTTGGGGTACTGAGAGATGAAGTGATCTTTATTCATCCGGTTGAACTCGTAGCCGTAGTAGGCGAACATCTTTCGGATGATGGACCAAGACGTACCCTTGCCCTTGGTCCGGCCCAGCTTGCACGAGAGCTCAGTGACCTCGTCGTGTGGTGCGCGGCAGAGCAGCGCCACAGCGACCACGGCGCAGTCGTTATTCTCACCGACGTAGCTGGCTGCGTTGCGCATCACTTTGAACTCGGTTGGGTATTCAGTTCTCTTGAGTCTAGGCATGTTTCGTCTCCTGTCCTAGGTTTCGGTTGTTCTTCATGAAGCAGGCTCCGGAGAGCCTGCCGAGGAAGATCAGTCCACGTGGATGTCTGCTTCGATCCGCAGCTGCTTGGCCTTGGCATCGAACTTGCGGTAGTCGTCTCGCAGGATCTGGGTGGCCACACCATCCCTCGTTAGGAACGCTGCGATGACCCCAGTGCCGTTGTGGGCGTAGTACCGAGTGGTCTTGCCTATCAGGGCCGCGTCAGCCTTGGCCTGCTGCTCTGCGTAGTAGCCAAGCGTGTTTGGGACCGTGTGGTCCCATTCGAAGGCTGCGATGATTGAGTGGTCGCCTGCAGCGTGGAAGGTGTATACTGTAGTGCTCATGGTGTGTCTCCTTATTTGATTTCAGTCAGTGGCCAGTCTTCTTGGTTTGTTTGAAAGAGGCTGGTCGGGTTCGCCTTGATCGTCGTACATGTGACGATTATGGCTCCACTCATATTCAAGGTCTGCAAGCTTTCTTAGTTGAGTCTCGCTCAAATAAAGATCAATCTTGTGAAGCAACTTCAGGCTATCAAGAATGTTGATCTTGCCTGCTTCTCTACTTCTGTGGATACTGTTAGCTAGTGTTCCAGCTTGTCTCTCTGTCAACATGGTGCGTCTCCTTGGGTTGGTTTAAAAGAAGGTAGTCAGGAGCAACCCTCGCAGAGTTGCTCGTGGTCCCCTTCTCGGGGGTTTCTTGCTCTGCCGGAAACCAGCCGTGAGTTACGCGCGAGGATCAATTGCCGTCGGTCCGCGTCTCTCCGTCTACCGTCCCTGTATTCAGGGTTCGCTGTCAGAGGGATCCTTATGCTTGGGGGATCCGTCCCGTACGACCCGTCGGGGCCGTGACTTAACTTAAGCCTGATCTTAACTCAGAAGGCACTTACTATTTCATCAATTTGTTATAATAATTTACTGCGATGTAAGTGCATGTAATTTAAGGGAAACCACAAGCCTAACTTCTGAGTAGCTTTCACCACCGAATGCGTGTTGCCACTTAACGACCAAACCTTTGGCGCTAAGCAGCAACCCATTACATGGTGGCATCTCCAGCGAACACGGTGTCTGGAGACGTGAGTGCAGCCATGATACGCTTATCGAGGTTTGGTTCGGTCTCGGACCCGACAGTCTTGGCTCTGTCCTCTGGAGACTTCCATACCATCTGGCGCTGACGTCCACCGAGTTCGGCGGGCTTGTCAATGGCGAAACCCTTCTCGGACAGGAGAGAGATGATCCGCTGCGGAGTGATGTAGGCTCGACCCTTGGCTTCCTCTTGCAACCACAACCAGAGGTCCATCACTTCGAGACAGTATCCAGAAGTCAGGCGCTGGCAGACCACGAGGATAAGGCGCTCGTCCATGGGCATGGACTGGTCGATCAACGCGACCTTGGACGCGGTCAGGGGGGCATGCTCTCCAGCAGTGACGTAGTGTCCGAAGTCGAGAAGGTCCTGAGCGAGAGATCTCAACCCCCCTGCAGTTATGAAATCGTACAGCCCTTGGTAGTCGTCGTAGAGGGTGTTGGCCAGCTTGGGGACCAGCCATCTCCGGTCGTCGTGCTCGATCCGCAGAGCCTCCATGGAGTTGGACGCAGCTGCGTAGTGGCTCCAGTTCGGCAGGGTGTAGTTGACCATGTGCTTGTTGTTGGCCTCTACGAAGTCGTCGGTGATCAGGCTCTTGAGACGGTTGTAGGTCTTCCAGTTCTGGCCAGCGTAGATCTCATGGACCACGACCAGCCGCTTGTTGACTACCCAGCCGTTGAAGTCGGACTGGACCATAGCGTCTCCAGGAAAGCTAACGTGGCGACGACCGATCAAGTCAGCCATGATGTCGAGAAGGGTAGACTTGCCTACGCCTTGCATCTTGCTCAGGAGCAGGATCCCGTAGCCCATGCGGACGCTTGGTCGGGCATACAGGGTCGCCATCCACCGGACCACCTCTCTCCGCTCTCTGTCGTCTGGGATCAAGTACTCCATGAACTTCCAGAAGGCTTCGGTCCCGTAGTTCCCTCCAACCAGAGGGCGCATGCGCCTGTCTATGTACTGGTTGAGGCACAGCTCCCCATCGATGGAGATCAAGCCCTTGGGTTGGTTCGGCATGAAGGTGACTTTGTCGCATATGTTGCCGCTGACCTTCGCCAGCAGAGCTGAGGTGTCCGCCACGTGGCTGAAGGGCCGGACCTTGATGTTGAATTGGTCTCTGTCCAGCGTGATCTCAGGGTGATGGATGTTGGCGTAGTGCCGTAGATTCTGGATGCGGACCCAGTTCTGGGCAAACTCTTCCCTGACAGCGTAGATGATCCTGTTGCCCTCTTGGCCTACTTCCTCTGTGGCCCAGTTGCAGCTCTGGAGCAACTCCTCGAAGAGAGGGCCTTGGTAGAGCCCAGTGTCATCGGCGAAGAAGTTCTTCGGCATTGGGTCAGCTACGTCCCAAGCTTGAGGCCAGCGAGCGTCGAACTGGGTGTAGTACGTAGGGCACATGAACCGCTTGGCTATCTTGGAGACCGTGAACTTGCTTATGAAGTCGTTGTCAGGGACGATGAGCAATTCTCCTGGGATCTTGTTCAGGTCGCGCCATCGGGTCCGGTGCAAGTGGTGAGCTCCACCGATCCAGCCTAGGTGCACTCCGCTGGAGAAGTACTCGGACCAAGGATGGTTGCCCTCATCCGCTATGCGCTGGGCGATGCGAGCTGACTTGGCACCCTCGTGCAGGAAGACCCTAGCACCCTTGTAGGCCAAGTCTAGGTTGTATATGGGCAGGCCTTCCTCGGGCTCAGCTGCACGCCAAACTCCATCCGACCAGAAGGTCTGAGGCACATACCGCTTGTCACCGTTATCGAGCTCAACCCTGACTTGGATGAACACGATGTTCTTGGACTGGTCTCGGAAGATGTACAGGTCGTCTGTGGCTGCATCGCGGATCAGAGGGGGGAGATCAGAGTTTGGTAGGGCGGATAAGGTGACTTGGTCGGGGAACTGCAGCGCAGAGACCTCACGCTCTATGGCCTCTGCTTCCTGCTCTGTCGGCATCATATCCGGCTTAGTGTGGACCTTGCCCTGTCTGTCGAACCTTATAGTGTAGATGTCTTTCTCGTACCCTAACGAGTTGACTATGATCGAAGCATTGAACAAGCTCTTCATGGTAGCGCCTATGCGCTCGAGATAGTTCATGGCCGCTTGGCTGGTCGTGATCGGACTGCTCATTCTTGAAACTCCCCAAGCGCACGGACCAAGTCAACGAAGACAATCCCGCCACCCTCAGGCATCGAACCCTTGACCGCCCAGAGGGTCTTGCCAACCCGTCCGGCGTCCAGCATCTTGGTGCCGAACTCTTGGTACTTGCGGTTGTTGAGGAAGATCTTGATGTCTCCTGTGTCGTCCTCAAGCAGGCAGGTCATCTTGGTGCCGCCGGACTTCTCGTCCTTGCGCGGCGTAGCCTTGACCAGCCTACCCATCAGCAGCAGGCCATCCGTCTTGGCTGTCCCAAGCTCTGCCAACGGTGTGGGCTCAGAGAAGATGTTGATCTTGGTCAGGTCAGGATGGTTGACTGCAATAGCCTCACGGATCGGGTTCAGGCTGTCGAGGGGAGTGGACGGTTCAGATAGTAACTTGAGCGCACGCTTAGGAAGTTCTTCCCCCCTGTCGCGCTTGCGGAGATACTCAAGGGCAGTCTTGCCGCCTAGACCCTTGACCATGGTCAGAGGGCCCACCAGACCAGATGCCGTCACGCGCCACTTCATGGTGGAGGTCAGAGGGTCAACAGGCTTGTAGGTGATGCCTTCCTCTTCCATCTCCCTCAGCATCATCCGTTGGCGCTCCGGCTTGGCCTCGTGGTTGAGCATGGCTGCGGCGTACTCCAGAGCGTGGTGAGCCTTGAGGTAGCAGCACCAGTAGGAGATCATGGAGTAGGCGACAGCGTGGGAGCGGTTGAACGCATAGGAGCCGTAGGTCAACAGGTTATCCCAGAACCTCGTAGCTACGCCTTCGTCGATCCCTAGCTTGAGAGCACCTTCCAGGAACTCAGCACGGAACTCTTCCATGCCCTTGGCACCACCGAAGTACTGTACTGCCTTGCGGAGCTTGGTGACACGTGGCCAACTCATTCCGCCGATCTCTCTGCCAGCCTCCATGACCTGCTCTTGGTACAGAACGATGCCCTTGGTACGCCCAAGGATTGGCTCAAAGGCTGGGTGCTCAATGGCGGCTGAGGAAGTGCCGTTGCGGACCGCGATCCACTTGTCCGTGCCACCAGCGCCCAGCGGCCCAGGACGAGCCAGTGAGGTCGTGGCGACCATGTCCTCGAAGGTCTCAACGTGGAACGAACTGCTGACCATCTGCACCGAACGACCGTTGTACTGGAACACACCGGAGAACAGCTTCTTGTTCAGCACATCGAAGGCTGCAGGATCATCCAGAGGGACGTTGACCAGCCAGTCATTATCCTTGCCGATGAGCCGCAGACAATCCTCGAAGACCGATAGCTGCTTGAGGCCCAACGCGTCGATCTTAAGCATGCCCAGATCCTCAGCGTCGTGCTTGTCGACCTCAGCCGTGTTGGACCGTGAGTCGACTGCAACGAACTCGCTGATGGGCTTGGCGGTCACGACCACACCAGCTGCGTGTGTGGAGTGGTGACGCGGGTGACCCTCTAGGCGCTTGACGATGCTTAGCTCAGGGTGCTCACGCATCAGCTTGGCACCGTCCTGAGTGTTGGTTAGAACGTCGTCAAGGGTCGTGTTGCCCTCGTTGACTTCAACGTTCTGAATGACTGTCTCAAACTTGAACTGCGGTATGTTGAGCGCACCAGCTAGCTCCTTGGCTAGGGACCGCTCTCGCATGAAGGATACGGTTCCCAGCTTGGCCACGTGATCCCTGCCATACTTGTCTGCGAGGTAGTCGAAAACCTTGTGGCGGTGTTGGTCGCTGAAGTCAATATCGATGTCCGGAAGGTCTGTGCGTCCAGGATCCAAGAACCGCTCAAAGAGCAGAGCATGCACGATCGGGTCGACCGTGGTGATGCCCATGAGGAAACACACCAACGAGCCAGCCGATGAGCCTCTGGCTGGACCAACAAACATCTCGGTCTTGGCGTAGCGGATCAGATCTGCGATGATAAGGAAGTAGTCCTCGAACCCCAGCTGCTTGATCACGCCTAGTTCCCGCTCAAGCCTAGCAGCATACTCGGGGGCGGTGATGTCTACGCCTAACTCGCTTGCCCCCCTCTGGCACCACTGCTCAAGGTTGACGTCTGTCTCTGGCTGGACCAGAACAGGACGTTGCATGTCGGCAGTGCATAGCGCTGCCATAGCCTCACGATTGTCGAAGGCTTCCTGACTGGCATACATCCGCAGCTCGTCATCGCTCAGGATGTGCTGGGCCCATGTCTGGGTCGAAGCCTGACGACCCATCATGATCTGGTAGGCGTGCCTGTCGTCGGGATCAGGGTACATGTTGTCGGAGCTGGCGATAGGCTTCCAGCCAAGCTCTGCAGCAGCCTTTCGCATGAAGGGTATGGTCGACGGTCCCTCGGCATAATGCCACTCCCTAGACTTGTCCAGTAGGTCAGGGTTGACCCGTCTGCCGAGGATGACCTTGATGCTCGGATCTAGGCTGTTGAGGTCGTTGTAGTTCAGCAGAGGCTCGTAACGGAACTTGCTGAAGGCTAGCTCAAGAGCGCGGTTGATCGGGCCCAAGGAAGTTGTGGCCACCAGCGTTACGTGGTTGAGGTTCATGACCTTGGCGTTGGGTGAATCTGTGACCGCAAGCTCAACCCCATAGATCGGTTTGACTTGCTTCTTCTCGCAGAGCTTGCGCCACTGGTTGAAGGCATATGTGGAAGCTCTGTCTGTGATGGGAGCGTAGGGTGTCTCGACCCTCGCCATTACATCTTCCAGAAACCCATACGCTACCCTGAACGAGTAGCCGGATCTTATTCTCATTGTTCGTCCCCTTGTTGCTCTCGTGAGCACTCTCCCTCTTGTCTCGTCTGAGAGGCAGAGGCACGCTCTTTATTTGAATGCGGGAAGGTCTCCGCGACGCTTGATCTCGATCAGGCATCTGTGAGTCGCCTCAACGTCCGCTCTTGCGCGGTGCGCTGACTCGAAGCCTGTGCCCAGAAGCAAGGTGTGGAGGTCGATTAGCTTGAGCCTGCGGCCTTCATAGTGCTCCGTCAGCTCCACAGTGCAGACCCTGTTGGGCGTCCAAGGGAACTTGTTGATGAGGCCAAGGCGCTTGAGCTCTATCTCTACCATGTCGCAGTCGAACGTAATGTTGTGGCCGCATGCTGCAATCTCGCCTAGCCAGAAGCTCGCTATAGCCTTGGCGTGCGAAGCGAATGCTCCCTTGCCCTTGACCATCTCATCTGTAATGGAAGTGATCTTTGTGATCTCCTCTGAGATAGGCTCTTTGGGGTCGATCAAGAGGTCGAGCTCTCCGGTCATCTCGAGGGTCTCGTCGTCCACCTTCATGGCATAGAGCTCTATGATCTTGGGCTGTGTGTGCAGGGGGGAATCAAGGCTCTTTGCGAACCCAGTAGTCTCCGTGTCGAAAATGATCATTCGCTGAATCCTTCATACAGAATGTCTGTGGGAGTTACCCTACGTCGTTGGTTGAGGCGATGTGTCACCATCTCCAAGTGCAAGTGGTTGACGCACATCCGGTTCTTACACCGATGGTCGATCTGTTTCTTGGGCGGTATGAAGCCGTGCATGTTAGTCCACACAACGCGGTGGACCGCGACGGTAGCACCGTCCAGCGACATACGAGGGTACCCCCCGCCACGGCCTGTCCCTGAGTGGCTACCCTGCCATACGAAGCAGGGGCTAGGGAGAGGACCATCGACCACGGCCACGTTGGCCATGATGCGTAGCTCTATGGTCTCCCGTCTGGTGGCCGACTGGAAGTGGTGGTCGCTGAGGTCGTCTTCCTGAGGGAATTTAGGCTCGTATCCTGCTCCCATCAGCTTGGCTCCTTGGTCTCGGCAACATGGTCAAGGCCAGCCACCATGGCGAGGTAAACGATCATGTCCTCGATGCTGTCCGCATGGCCACCGTCTTCGTACTGGTTGGCGTAGCGCGTCAGCTTGACAATAGCGAGTTCGAACAGGTGCCAACGGTTGAAGTCGTCTGCCGTCTTGAGCACCTTGCCCTCAGGGAACATCGCAGCCATGACCGCGCCAACCTTCAGGTAGTTGTCCTGGTAGACTGCGTTGCGCTCAGCGTACAGGATAGCCATCCGGTTGAGCAGCTCAGTGACGTATGGGTCCTTGCCCTGAGCCATAGTCGCAGACCGCATGGTGCGCTCAACGTAGTGAACGCCATCAGCCTTGCGTCTGATGACCCCGTCAAGATCTACGAACTCAACGTAGTCAGCCTTCCGCTCCAGCGTGCTCTCGTGTGGATGGCCAGCGATTACGTCTGCTATCTGCTCATCAGTCAACGGAACGTGCTGTTCTGGTTCTACGCCCTTGCCCATTACGCTGCCTCCAGACGTTCGATGACCTTGAAGTAGACGCCCAAGAAGTGCTTGGTGTCGTAGATCGTGTAGCGGTAGCGGCGTCCGGTCTCGAGCAGGAACGCGTTGGTGTGCGTCTGGGTCTCGACCTGCTGAATGATAGGTGCTGCGACGACCCAGTTGGCCATGGCCTCGGGAAGCTGTTGGCCCTTCTCGACGTGCGCTCCAATGTGGCAGAGCTGGCAGCTGTTGACGTGGCCGATGTCAGCGTAGTTGTGACCCTCGATATACCGGAGGATCTCGACCTCAAGGCCAAGGTCGTAGTTGAAGAGCAGCTTGGCACGGTTGGTGGCCTGCTTGCGAGGCTCTCCGGCGCGACGGGATCCGCGCACGAACCCAGTGGCAACGACTTCATCCTCGACCCAGTTGGCGTCGGTCAGGCGAAGTTGCTTCTTGATTGCAGCTTCATCCTCGTCGGTGCGAGCGAGGAAGGCGAGTTGGTCGATCTTCAGAAGCCCCAACAGGGGGGAGTTCTTGGGATCCTTAGTGATCAGATCTTCGTACATGATTATGCTCCGTATGGGATTACAGTGTTGGCGAGAAACTTGTGGTCATCTGGTGTGCGCACAAGGTTGGCGATGAAGCCTGCGAGAGCTTCAGGGGTCGTCTCCTCGCCAGCAGCGAGGGAAGCCAGTTGGTAGGCTTCAGCTTGTTCAGGGGTCCACCCCCGCAGCTCTGGAACGCGACCCTCAATGTAGGTCGACATGCCTGTGCCTTTGAGCTTGTTAGGGCTGATGCCGAAGACCGTAAGGTTGTGGGTCTTCTTCAGCTCGCGCCCTAGGGCCAGCGTAGCGATATGCTGGGCACCCTTGGTGGCGTTGTAAATGACCGAGTTGGTCATAGGCATATGGCTGGCGTTGCTGATGATCTCGATCAGGGTGCCAGTGTCGCGGAACCAGTTGTTGTATTGGCCAGCTACCGAAGTCAGCGGAGGCTTAGACCCGATCAGCTCTTGCACCAGCTGCAGGTGAGACAGGACGTTGATCCTCATCAAGCGGTTGAACTGCTCCTCAAGATCTGCCTGAGGGAACCACTCGATGTAGTTGACGCCGACGCAGTTGATCAGGACAGGGTAGTACTCAGGAGAGAGGGTGCCTGACGAGATGAGATTGGATGTCCGCTCACGGATCAGCTCCGCAGCTTGGTACACGTCTTCAGAGTACCGGAAGTCGTGAGCTTGGATGTTGTCTAGAGGCGGGAAGGGCCCAGAGATGCCGATGGTCTCTGTGAGCCCTAGGCCATGGCAACGAGCCATCAGAGCAGCGCCTAGGCCTCCATCTGCTCCAACGATCACAATGAGTTGTTTCTTCATAGTTCAGTCTCCTAGAATGCGCCTTGCGCGGTTTGAAAGCAGGTGAAGCCGTTGTCTCGCCACATGGCGACTACGGCCTCTCGGTCTTCGAGGATAAGGACCTCTTCCTTCTTGTGGTGGCCCAGCTCAGCCATCCAATGGGTCAGGAGCTCAAGCTTGAGATCCACGTCCCGACGGTAGTCGTCCTTGGGCCGCATGATCAGCTCGCTGAACTCGTCGCCTTCGAACATCGCAGCGACATTGTTGAGCCAAGTCAAGGTCTCTGAGCGGTACTGCTCTGGACGCCCAGTCAGCAGGATGGTCTCGAGGTCATCGCCTCGGATCTCCTGCAGGGCGCGAACCACCTCAAGAACCCACAGCTGGGGCTCATCAAGGTGCATCAGGGAGTGGAACGTATCCCAGTCGCCACCCAGAGCATGGTGCTGTCTGTGGACGCAGTTGGTCAGTGTCCCGTCAATGTCAAGCACGAGTAGCATCAGATCATCTCCTTCTCGAGGAACAGGTCCTCTGGTCCAGTGAGGGTTACGACACAGCCTCGGGCGCGTGGGCCGGAGACTTCGACTTGAGACAGAGGGAACCATACTGGATGCATGTCCTTCTCGTGGCGCTTGATCTTGATTGCACTGTCTGTCTCGTGGACCCAGATGCACTCAACGTCTGTGATGTTGGAACGGGTCATGGTCACTTGCCCCCCTGCACGATGTCGTTGAGCTTGGCAAGAGAGATCCTGAGGGGGTGAGCTTCCTTCTCGCTCAGGCCTAGGGCCTCTATCTCGCGCAGAACGTCGCCGTGAGCCTCAGCTGCCAGCTCGTCCTTGGGCCGGAGGAAGAGCGCGACCCAAGGCCACATCTCAACGAGGGCCTCACGCATCTCTCTGGCGATGACGTTGAACTCACCCTGTGCGCGGTAGCTGGAACGAGCCTGAATGAGGTCGACCAGCATGCGGAGGTTGTACTTGGCGATCAGGTTGCAGTGCAGGTTGACCGGAAGGACGCCGCGTGCGTCTTCGAGCTTAATTCCAAGGCCAACCAGTTCTTTGTAGTTCTGAAGGCCATCCTGCATCTTTCGGTCAAACAAAACTTCATCTGCGAGAGTGCCTGCTGTTGTTTGGCCCTCGGAGTAGTGCGGGTTGTGCCAAGTCGCATTGGACATGTCGGTCACGCGCTGACTCTGCATTGCGTAGGAGCCGAACAGGTCACCGTCGATCGGGGTGAAGCGTGTACGCGTGATCTGCTGGGCACAGGCACGGCTGACGTCGCGGATGCTGAAGGTGATGTCGAGGAACTCCCAGCTGGACCGGATAGTCTTAGCCATGTACTCCAGCTCAGCCATCATCCACTCAGGCTCGCGGCGGCAACGCTCCACGATACCCTCAAGGCTGGCACCGTCCATCACAAGGCGCGTGGCCTTGGTGAAGATGAGGAGGCCTGCCGCCTCAGCGGGGTCCTTGGCCGTTGTTGCCACGATTTCTATGTGATTACGTTTGGTCATTGGTCGTCTCCTTGGGTTGCGTTGAGTTTGAATGCTGCATTGAGTGCAGCATGGTTCGGAATGTCCTTGTAACTGACAAAATCCATGCGGTATCCGTCAGGATAGTGGGCGCGAAATGATTCGTGCCTGTCAAGGCGAGTGCCTTCAAGGATTCCAAGATCGTGCAGCATGTATCCCTCAGCGGAACAAATGTGGCCGCCCAAAACCGTGCCGTCCCGTGCAATAATGCATGCCGAAAACCATCCGGCGCTGCCGCCGTTGTTGAAGCCATAAATTACAGGCAATTCATCGAGGGGTTTGTCGTGGGGGTTAAACACAGCATACCCTTTATTATCATGGGCGCGGTTATGCTGGGCTAAATACAGTGCTGCTGCTGATGCTGTTGTCATGGTGTGTCTCCTATAATGGTACGCTCAGGTAAACTGGTTTGATTTTGACGTGCCTCTTGTCGAGGGTCTCTGGTTTGGTTCGTCTGATGGCTACGATCGCAGACTTGGCTGCATGCTCTGAATGATACATCCTCGGGATTGCCTTTCTGGACATGTCCCCGAATGCTAATGCTGGCCTACCTTTCTCCTTCCGCATCTCTAGCAAGTATTGGTTGGCCACCAGATCGTGGACAGCCCAGAGAGCAACAGTTCTCTCTCTGGACTTATCCCTCATTGCGCAGCCTCGTACTTGGCCCTGCCATCGATCAGCTGAGTGATGATGCGCACATCGTTAGGGATGTCGTCGAGCAGAAGCTTAGGACGCCAAGTAGCGAAGCGGCCAAGAGAGTGAATGTTGTGCTCATTGCTCAACCACATGACGAACCGCTTGGCGCTCTCCCTCTCTGAGAAGGGCAGGTCTGCGATCTTCTGGTACTTGGCTGGCTTGACGGTGACACTGGTGATGTGGTCAACTCGGATGCCTAGGGCAGAGCAAGCCAGCCTAGCGACGTGGCCAACTTGACCTTCAATGTCATGCGCGGAGCCTAGCCCCTCGATCATGATCCGGCGTCCGGTGATAGAGGCGCGATAGAAAGGTTCGTCGCCAGGAAAGTACAACGTCACATTGAGGTCGCATGGCACGTCGTCGCTGACCCGAGCTTTGATCGTCCAGCCCTCCACGTAAGAGAACGCAGGGGGGTTGGGCCACTTGAAGAGCTTCATCATATAGGGCATAGGGATGGTCGACAGGATCGGTCGCTTGTTGCGGATCAAGTTGCTAGACCAGCCTAGGAAGTCCATACCGTAAGAGATGTCCGCAGTGCGAGACAGGCGTTCGATGAAGTCGTCCGGCGCAATGTAGCGTTGCACTGGCTCAAGATCTTGAATGGACCTGTTGGCATACCCCCCTGTCACCTTGAGACTGTAGCGTGCTGCGTCGGAGGCCTTGTTGATCGGAGCGAAGACGTCCTTGATCACCTTGACGCGGCTGAAGGGGATGTTGGTGACGCGGGACACCTCGTCCTCGCGGAAGCGTAGCAGCGCACCATGGTTGTTCGGGAGGCTTGCTTGAGCCTCGTAGATGCATGGGCTCCGGTCCGCAAGCATGCGTGCTGCTATTAGACCGGAGAGGCCTGCACCCCAGATGATGGGTTGGTTGTCTGAGTCAATCATCTCGCCACCAGAAAGTTGTATGTTTGAATGAAGGCCTGCTTGGCACGCCAAGGCAGCATCGGTTGAGACAGGTCTATGCTAAGTCCTACACCATCTGCGAACTGCCAAGGCAGGTCGTCGTCGTTGTTGGCGAACAACTGCTGGCGCTCATCGACTGTGATGCGGTGGTCAACCTCTTTGATCTGCGGATGCATCTCCTTGTCAATGCCGAACTGCATGGCTATGACCTCGTGAGTGCGGTCCTCAATCAGCTGATAGGGCGCTCCAAGGATCCGTTTGAGTGGACGCGGTACATCCCCTACGAACGCTTCTGCGGCGTCATGAAGCAGTGCAGCCAACTGCAGCTCTGGCCGGACGAACGAACTGACCAGCACAGAGTGTTCTGCGACCGAGTAGAACTTGTCTGTCTGACCGCCCCAACGGCATATGTTGGAGAGGCCATGGGCGATGTCTTCGATGAGGAAGTCTCCGACGCGTGGGTCGAGGGGCCAGTAGCGTTGGCCGGAGTTGAGGAGAAGCCAATCGCCATTGCGAGGTTTGTGATCTGGACGTGGTGGCATTACTTCTTCCCCTTCGGTTGCTTGACTGCTGCGAACTTACCGTGCCAGATGCCAGCCTCGGTAATGTCGTTGCCCTTGCCCTTGCCGATCAGCTCCTTGAGCCACGACTTCAGACGCGCAGGATGCACCCCAAGCTTCTCTGTCGCTGGCAGCTGCTGCAGCTCAAGGGTCTCACGCAGGCGCTGCACGAGGTCCATCTGCTCGTTGGTGAGACGGTGGTCCTCTTCATCTTCGTCGAAGATCGTGGTCTGTTGCTCGAGACCGAGGATGGCGCGGATCGCATGCGCACGCTTGTCGTTGGGGGAGAAGTTGACGATGAACTCCTCTGCCATGATCTGCTCGATGCCAAGAGGCCGGAGTGCGTCCAGCATGTCGTTACGCTTCTGGAGGTCCTTCGGCAGAGATGAGTTGACTGCAACCTCCAGCTCGACAGTGATGCCAGTCTCAGGGTCACGCCAGATCTCGGTGCCCATCTCCTTGAGCAGGTCCGGCAGAGTGGCTGACTTGATCTTAGTGATGATTGCGTTCTCCCCCTCCAGCTGCGCCTTGAGCTCCGAAGCGTTGCCCTCTGCTTCCATCAACTGCTTGAAGGTACGGATGACCTCTGCAGTGTTATCGTTGCTGGAAACTGCGTCCACTTCTGGGTCGAAGAAGTCGTCGTCGGTCTGATTGGTCATCTTGGTCGTCTCCTAGTTAGCGCCACAGGTTTGATGTTTAAGTGGCAAGGTTGATTCGGTGGTGAAAGCTACTCTAAAGTTCGTGTTGTGGTTAGTTAGGTGGAGGATTTTCACCTCACTGTAGGTCGCTCAACCGACCCTCTGCGGCTTTCCCCGAAGGGATTTCTACATCGCCGCGCCATCTCCTGATGCGCGACCACCTTGGCCCTCAGTCTCACCGACGGACACGTCGATGGTGACCTCGTCGCGGCTGATTGTCTCGTTGATCTCACGCACCATAGCGAGGATCGAGCGACCGTTGACGTGCTCCTGCAGCCGGAAGGAAGGCTTGTGGTTCCACACGAACCATTCGTTGCCTTCGAACTCACGCAGACGCGTACCCAGCTCCCACGCACGGTAGTAGAGTGGCGCAGGACGAATACCCTTCGACGTGTTGAGCTTCTCGTCACGGATGCCAGCCATCAACTTCTTGGAGCTGGTGAACTGGGTCTTGCCCATAGCGATGAACCCGAGGCTCAGGGTCTCTGGGTCGAGCACGTACCATGTGCCAGTGACGACCAGCTCGTGACCGCGTGGCGTCCAGACGGATGCGTTGGCCTCGTTGATCTTGCACTCTGCCATGACGCTGTCGTCGGTGCCGTAGTCGCGGTACAATCCACCCCCCGTCACTTGCGGGAAACCTTCGATCGGGCAAGGCTTGTCGCGGGGGATCCACTCGATGTAGCGACGCTGGTATGCTGCCATGATGAGCGTCTGGCTCTCCATTACCTTGCCTGACGCAGTGTTGAGGATCATGCCCATCTTGGCACCCTCGACGTACTCGTCCTTGCGGCTGTTGACCTGTGGGCTCTGGCCCTGCAGGATCGTCCAGCGTGGTAGCGTCACGTCCTCGTTGGTGACGTCGTCCATGCCAGTCGGTGCGTCGAAGAAGTCGTCGTCCGTCATCGCAACCGCATTGTCCTGCGTGTGCATCACAGCGTTCTCTTGCTTCAGCTCCTCGGCTTCCGCCTTGTCAGTCTTTGTCTTAGTGGCCATGGTGGCTCTCCTATGGTTGAGGTTCGTCTTCTGTGGTCGGATTGCTCCGGTGACGCAGCCCATAGGTGCAGGGCTGCGCTGCAGGATCAACCGCTAGTTACTTGCACCACTCGCCATCAGAAGAGGTGCGCACAACGACATCGACCGTGCTCACGTCGTTGAAGTCCTGTGGGCCAGTGGCCTTAGTCTTGCTGACGTTGGTGCCCAGGAAGTCTGCGATGTAAGTGCCGACACCGTCAACCGCAACGAGAGTGTCTCCAGCTTCGACAGACACAATGACCGTGCCTCCACCAGCCTTGCGGATCTTGACGTCTTGAGCAACAGTGGACCGGACGCGCAGGATCGTGGCACCGTCAGACACTGCGTTGCCCATAGAGGTAAGGTTGTCGCCGGAAGGCATCGAGCCATCAGACACGCCGCGTTCAGCAACGACCTCTTCTTCTACGACGCGTTCATCTCTGTCTGGGCGCGTAACGAGGATCACGTCTGTCAGGCCGATGGACGCAAGGTAGTTGGCTACGTCTTGGTCGTCCTTGCTAGACAGGCCAGCAGGAATGATGCCAGCGATGCGCTGGTGCGTCGCATATGGAGCTGAGGTCTCTTCGACGAAGTATGCATAGCTTCCGTCGAGCTGCGATCCATCGACGAAGCTACCGAAGTTTGCTGGCAGGTTGCGGATCTGGAAGCCAGCGACAGAGCCAGAGCGAGCAGGGACGTTGGTGCAGAGCGCGTAGAGCGTGGGGCCGGAGTAGGCAGCTGGCGTCGGAGTGCCTTCTGCGATCGGACCGGACAAACCGCCAGAGATGGCCTGAGTTGCGAGAAGCGCGATTGCGCATGCTGTGATTGTGAGTTTCATGATTAGTCTCCTTGACTGATGCGACAGTGCATCGGCATACAGCTCGCCAGTGGCGCTGCATAGGGTTGGACTGTCTGCTGGGGGGTTGGTGAGCCCGTAGGCTTGCTCAATGGCTTCGATAGCCTTGAGGTCTGAGGCAAGCTCAGTAGGTCTGATGGTCTTGGTCGTCATCTGGTATCTCCATATCTAAGGACCTGTGGCCCACGTAGGGTTGTCTCGAGGCCGGATCCGACTGATTGGGACTGTACATTTCCAGGGAGGAGGGGACAGGGTTCAATCGGATCCGGTTGCAGGAGACGAACCTACAAACATCTTATGCACTGGCTTCAGCGCAGAAGCTTATAGTATTTTCGCCTAACTTGTTACGAGTCAGCAGCCCCAAGTCGCACATTTGAAGCCGTAGATCGCATAGGCCCAAACAAGGAACGTGAACAAGCAACCTAGGGAAGTCCATCCCATGGCTGAGGCTCCTTCAGGCTAAGGATTATGCTGGCTGCATAGCGCTGAGCCGGACTGGCTGGGCCTCTGGCTATCCATCTGAGGCACTCTCGCATGTCAGCGTGTTCCTTGGTGAGGCGTTCGAGAGGGGAGGCGTCGACCTTGGTCATAGCTTGATCTCCGCGTCCTTGCAGTACTGGATGAATGCCCCCCTGCCAAGCGTTGACTTGATCTCTTTAAGGTGGCGGACGGTGCTGGCATCGACGCACATCAGCCTCGTCAGGTCGCCCAAGATCCGTTGGCGCGGGGAAACGTGCAGGCCGTAGTCCTCAACGAGGATGTCCTTGGCGAAAGCGTAGTGGACAGCGTTGGCCGTGGCCATCCGGCTCTTGGACAGCACGTAGTCGTCGACCTGACCTCTCGCCACATCCAAGCAAGCCTCGACCATAGCGCTCATGCGGATGAAGCTGTGCGGCTGGCTAACGAACGCAGCCTGCAGCTCCGGAGCCTTCATGTGCAAGGCCATCTTGAAGCGGATGATGATCGGGTCCGGAGCAGCTCGCTCCATCAGGGGGGTAAGTGTGCGTTCAGCCATTGATCCAAGCCTCCAACAGCGCCCTACGCTTGCGTGACACCAGCTCGCTGTACGCGGGGTCTAGGATCTGTCGCGCTGACGTGATCTTGAAGTGGCCCCACTCAAGCTGGTCACCTAGGCCCACAGCATCGAAGTCTAGGACGAGGGCCATAGGAGAAGGGGTCTCGATGGCGCGTACATGGTCGCCTCGCATAAGGACGGTGCGTACCTCTTGCTTCTGGAGCTTGACTAGATGGTGGTAGCCTGTGGGCCGGAAGTAGCACTGCACGCCAGAGGTCTGCATGGACTCAGCAAGAAGGAGACATCGAGCGAGGAAATTAGGTAGCTCTCCGCGTTGATTCTCCTCGTTGACCTCGCGCTCAGAGAGGGGTAGTGTTAGGTTGATCATGGTGCATACTCCTTTGGTTGCTGCCGGAGTATATGCTGGATGAAGCGCAGTAGCACGGACTATTTTCATATGCTCTTTGTTGCGACTATATTGGGATTGGGCCGTGTTGCAGAGAAATGGCAGGTATCGTACCGAACATGGGTTTTCGTACCGAACCTGCTGGGAATTTGGTACGACTATTATCGAGCGTTTCCATGGGCTTAAAAGTATCGTACCGAGTGGTTTCGCAGAGAAGATTGGGTATTGGGTATAGGTCATTGGCGATTTTCCCTGTGTTACCAGCACGATACCCCCCGATGGTCTTGTCCTTTTATTGGGAACGTACCGTACTGAAAATATTTTCTGAAGACCCTAGGGGAGGGTAAGACGTTTTTATAATACTGTAAACTGATCCCTTTTAAACTGGAGAAGAAGGGTAAAACTTGGTACGTTGGTTGTAAGGCACTGGTGTTGCTGGATAAATATCGTTCGTACTGAAAATGTATTGGTTGAGAGTTTGGTACGTTGTCAGAGAGGAACCAATAAGGCACTGGCATTGCTGGATAAATATCGTACTGGCCGTTTGCATGTTTGGTACGATAGGAAGAAAGAGCAACATGGGGGGTGTATCGGTGAAATACTTGATGCTTCTGCCCTACGGGTGAGGCTTAAAGGTGGAGCTAGATGATGCTATCCGCATCCGCAACCAACGATCAAGGAGATCAATCATGGCCGACCAGAAAGAAGCAGAACCGAAGGTAATGAATAACCGCTTCACGCCTGAGCAAATCACGAGCATCCGCGCTGACCGTGCTGAGCTGACTGAAGACGGCAAGCCAGTCAACACGCACAAAGCACTTGGCGAGAAGTACGGTACGTCCGCTGGCGTCATCTCGCAGATTGTACGCAACCGCACTTATGCCGATCCTGACTACAAGCCAGTCAACGATCGCTTCGACTCAAACAGCTAACTGCCGATGGGTGCATCACGCCCACAACTAGAAGGGGGCCTCAGAGCCATCCTACGGGATGAGGAGAGGTTCCCTTTTTCTTGCGTGACCTTCACAGAGTTCGCCAAGGGCGGCGATGCTGGCGCTCCTGACTGTTGGATAGCCTACCGACCCATGTGGGTCCCTCTTGAGCTTAAGCTTGGCCCTAGCGTGTTGAAGAAGCTGAGGCCCTCTCAACGCCGATGGCACAAGGATAGCCTGCTTGCGGGCATACCCACATTCGGAGCAGCCATCAATAGAGAGGAAGTCCACGTCTTCCGGCTGGAGCTGCACGAGGGGGGTCTCCTCGAATCATGCGTTTCAACTTCCCTCACAACTGCTTTCAATTTGACCCACCTTCATGAAGTATTTGCGATAAGTTACAGGTAATAATGCGAGAAGGCTCGTTTTAGTACGTGCTTCTGCGTTGCGCATCAGGCTTCTTCCTTTCAACGAGAGGACGAGCATGCCCGACAACCGCCCAAAGTTCGAGAAAGGCAATCAGCTTTGGCTGCTGGCTTCGCACAAGGTTTTGGCGCGTCGTCGTTGGAAGCATCCAGCAGAACTGCTCGAAGAACTTGTTGAGTACTTCCTTTGGATGGAGGCCAATCCTCTAGAAGAATCAAAGTTGGTAAGCTTCCAAGGTGTAAGTGCGTTAGAGGGTGTGCCTAAAATGCGCGCCGTCAGCCTGCAGTCAATGCGCGGCTATCTAGGTATCGGCAAGACCAAGTGGGAGCACATGCGCAAGGGCAACGACCTTGTTGGCTTCGCAGAGGTGGTCGAGTGGGCAGAGGAGATGATGCACTCCATTAACTTCGAGGGCGCTAACGCTGGGCTTCTGAACCCGATGCTCATCGCACGCCAGCTTGGCCTAGCAGACCGCACAGAGCTTACTGGACGCGATGGCGCTCCGATGGAGACCCAGACAACAGACATGACGCAGCTAGACCTTGACACACTCAAGAAGCTTAAGGCTGCGCAGATCGCGAAGGGACAAGATGAACCTTCAGCTGAATAACGCAGACCTGCTAGCCCTCGACCAAGAGCTGTGCAAGCGGAGCTTTGCCGCATATGTCGAGATGAGCTGGCCAGTGCTTGAGCCAGCCAACACATACGTCGAAAACTGGCACATGGACTGCATTGGCGAGCACCTAGAAGCCTGCGCCAACAACGAGATGAACCGCGTCGTGTTCAATGTGCCTCCAGGAACCAGCAAGTCTACAGCTGTGGCAGTGATGTACCCAACATGGCTATGGGGTCCTCGTGGTCTGCCCTCGCACCGCTTTATAGGCGCGTCGCACGAGCAGAGCCTTGCAGTGCGAGACAACCGTAAGAGCCGTAACATCGTCGAGAGCGAGTGGTTCCAGCAGCGTTGGCCAACCAACCTGATCTCGGACCAGAACGAGAAGACCCTATTCGAGAATGACAAGACAGGCTTCCGTCAGGCCTGCGCAGTCAAGTCCATGACAGGTCGGCGGGGGGACACGGTCGTTTGGGATGACCCATTATCCCCTGAGAAGGCATACTCTGAGACTGAGCGGGAGACCGCAATTCGCGTCTTTGAAGAGACCCTGCCGACCCGTATCAACGACCCAGAGAACTCGACCATCGTCATCATGATGCAGCGCCTGCACGAGCGAGACCCTTCCGGCCACATCCTCGACAACGACTATGGCTATGTGCACGTGTGCCTTCCTATGGAGTACGAGCCCAACCGCTTCTTCATGGTCATGGCACCCAAGTTCCTGGAGGCTCAGCCTGTCTCAGCTCGCTTCAGCAAGGACCATAAGCTGTGGTTCGTTGAAGGCGAGGACATCCCTGCAGCCTATGAGCAGACAGCCTCAGACATCCTTGAGGAGCCACTGCAAGAGGTCTACGTTGGCGACCCTCGGACCGAGGAAGGCGAGCTGCTGTTCGAGAAGCGGTTCTCTCGCAAGACTGTAGAGCGCGACAAGAAGATCATGGGAGACTTCGCTACTGCGGGTCAGTTCCAACAGCGCCCAAGTCCTCGTGGCGGCGGCATGTTCCCTGTTGACAAGTTCGTGATCACGCAGAGCATAGTTGCTGAGTCCGACGTCTTGGAGCGTGTGCGCTACTGGGACAAGGCAGGCACAGCAGGCGGTGGTGCATTCACGGCAGGCGTCCGTATGGCTAAGCTGCGCAACGGCATGTGCGTCGTGGAGCACGTCGTGCGGGACCAGCTCGGTGCGCTAGACCGCGAAGCTAAGATCAAGGCTACCGCAGACACAGACCCTGATGGCACAGTCGTATGGGTCGAGCAGGAGCCAGGATCTGGTGGTAAGGAATCAGCAGAGAACACAGTCCGCCAGCTGGCCGGATACATGGTGTTCATTGACCGCGTCACAGGCGACAAGGTCTCTCGTGCTGGGCCCTACGCCGCGCAAGTGCAGGGGGGCAACATTATGCTTTCCAAGGCCTCGTGGAACCAGAAGTTTAAGGACGAACATGAGGGCTTCCCTAATGGCAAGTACAAAGACCAAGTCGACGCCGCAGCTGGTGCATACATGAAGCTTGTTGGCGAAGGCAAGAAAGCAGGAGTGTTGTTCTGATGACTGGATTTGGTGACATCAGCATTCGCGCGTTCCTAGCTCGCTTCATGGGCTACCAGAACCGTCGCAAACTGTGGCAGGCCTTTGGCTACCCCAACATCATTACTGCTGCTGACTACTGGGACGCATACAAGCGTAACGGCATCGCTAACCGCATCGTCAAGTCCTACCCTAACGCATGCTGGCGCGACGGGACCACGGTCAACGACGATGATGGTTCCGACATGGACAAGGACAGCGACGATTACTCCGAATTCGCTGCTGCATGGTATGAGCTCCAGAAGGCCAACAAGATCTACCACTACCTTGAGCGTGCGGACCGCATGGCTCGTGTGGGACAGTTCAGTATCCTCGTTATGGGCTTCGCGGACAACTCCAGAATGTCCACCCCCCTTGTTGGCGAAGCTGAGCTGCGTTACATGAACGCCTATGCCGAGAAGTCGGTCACCATTACACAGTGGGACACGGACCCCGAGTCAGAACGCTTCGGCCTGCCCGTCCTGTACCGCGTTCAGGTGGACAACCAGAATGATCCAGGATCCAAGCAGGTCACGCCCAATGCGTCGTTCGTGGTTCACTTCTCTCGCGTAATACACGTAGTCGAAAACCCAGATGACACTGAGATCTTCGGTGAGCCTGCGCTGCGTCCTGTGTGGAACTACGTCATCGACCTAGAGAAGGTCACGGGGTCAAGCTCTGAGACCTTCTGGCTCAACGCTCGTGGCGGTATGTCCATTGAGGCTGCTGCGGATGCCAAGCTTACGGCTGAGGGCATTCAGGCCATGAAGGAGCAGGTCGAAGAGTACGAGAACCAACTGCGCCGCGTCATCGCCATCCAAGGTGCCAAGGTCAACGCTATCGCCACAACGGTCGCTAGCCCACAGGCCAATGCGGAGCTTCTCTTCAGCCTCATCTCGGGGGCAACAGGCATACCGCAGCGGATCCTATTCGGGTCCGAGCGCGGCGAGCTAGCATCCTCAGAGGATGCCAACAGTTGGGAGAGCCGCGTTGACGAGCGTCGGCAGAACCACTGCGGCCCAATGATCCTGATTCCCTTCATCAACCGGATGATTGAGACGGGCAATATGCCAGAGCCTTCCGGCGACTGGTGGGCCGTATGGCCAGAGGCCTCTGCTGCCTCTCCCGAGAAGCAAGCAGACATTGCAGTTAAGCGTACCAACGCTCTCGTGGCCTATGCCAACTCGGCAGCAGACCAGATCGTAGGGCCTACAGAGTTCCGTCCATGGATCGGCCTTGAGCCTGTTCCTGACGCTGGTGTTATCGAAGAGGATGATGACGAGGACACGCTAGGGCTAGGTGAAGATGAAGAAGAAGAGGCCGAAGAGGAAGTGGTTGAGGATCCAGAGGCAGAAGAGGAGGAAGATGATGAAGTGTAATCACAGCGCCGACTTCCACGCCCACAATGTCCGCACGGATCCCACACAGACTGGCCAACTGCGCAAGCGGTTTGAGGCAGACTTCAAGCGTCGGTTCGCCAAGCTCAAGAAGGCTATCATCGATGAGGTGTATAAGAACGACGCATTCGGGATCAACGAACTGAAGGCCAACCGTCGCTTCGACTTCCCTACGAACCAAGAGAAGGTTTCAGGCTTCATGGCGTGGCTCAACCAGCTGCAGGACGCTGAGATCTTCGATGGCACCCTAGCCCTGCCTCGCTCGGTCGCGGCCCAGCGTGCGTGGATGGACACCTACATTGACACGGCATACCGTCGCGGTCTGCGGAAGGCTACAGTTGACATCAAGCAGGCAGGGGGGCAAGTGTCTCCAACCTACATCGAGTCAGCCTTCCTACGTCCGGTCCATGCTGACCGTGCAGGCATCATTTATACG